ACCTCTATGTACAATAACAATAGATGTTATGTGTATAATAAAGCATTTGCTGAGTGGTTTAAAGCTCCTGAATTATGGGGTGATGATGTACCAATGAATACAGATATAAGATCTGAAAGACCTAAGTGTACTAAAAAACCTTTAAAAATGTTTGAAAACATTAGAGAATGGGCTCGAACTAGAGGATTATACGATAAAGGTAATTCACATACTCAATACGTTAAGCTTCAAGAAGAAGCTGGTGAATTAGCTAAAGCATTATTAAATAATGATAAAGCTGAAGTTATCGATGCAATAGGTGATATGGTTGTAGTATTGACAAACCTAGCTCATTTACAAGGAGTACATATAGAAACCTGTATTGCTGAAGCTTATAAAGTTATTAGTAAACGTAAAGGTAAAATGATTAACGGAACATTTGTAAAAGATGAATAAATACGTAGTAAAAACAGACGATAAAATAGTACACAAAGTAATCGAAAAGATAGACCAACGTAGTCTGATTGGTCAAGCTAAGTACGGTGCAATGATGATGGAGGAGGTCGAGGGCAAAGATAAAGATCTCAATGATTTTCTAATTGATGTACAAGAAGAAATAATGGATGCGTTGTTATATATACAAGCAGCTAGAGAATGTTTAAGAGATGAAGTAGAAGAATGTATGTTAAATAGAATGAACGTTATAGGTCAGAACGGTAATGACGGATTACATTATGAAGAAGAAGATCTATAAAAGAAAAAAACGCGGACCTGTACAGGCAAAAAAGGTAACATATGATGGTATCAAATTTGCCTCAGGTCTTGAGCGTTATATGTATCAAGCTCTTAAAAAAGCTAAGATAAAAGCTACATATGAAGGAGCTACATTTGAAGTTGTTGAAGGCTATATGTTTGACAACGCTTCATATGAACGAACAGCAAATGGTAAAGGAGAGTTTAAACAACGTGGTAGAAAAAAAATATTACCAATTAAATATACTCCTGATTTTGTTTGTCCTGATTATAGTTTTATAATTGAATGTAAGGGTAGAGCTAATGAGTCCTTTCCTTTACGTTGGAAATTATTTAAAAAATATGTAGTAAAAAATTATCCTGATACGATATTGTTTAAACCTCAAAATCAAAAAGAATGCGACGAAACAGTAAGGTTAATCCTAAGTTATCTAAAATAATAGCTAGGAAAAAATATGCAGAACGACAAATTGACAAGTGGGTTAAATGGTCGTGGGAACAAAGAGGAAAAGTAAAATATAAAGAACTAGTTGGTTATCAAGACCAATATAATATTAAAGTTTATGGATAAAGAAAAATGGAACTGGTCTTTGTCAATAGGTTTTTATCCGGGTATATTATTCGGTATAAGAGCTTATGAAGAAGAAAAACAATTAACATATGTGTTATATCTACCGTTTGTAGACATAGCATTTGAAATGCCTTATAATTAAAATGAGTTTATTTAAAGAAAGAATACCTTATAAACCTTTTGAATACCCAATATATTATAATGAAGGTTGGCTAAAGCAAGCGCAAGCTTTCTGGTTACACACAGAAATACCTATGTCAGGTGATGTTAAAGACTGGAACGAAAAGCTTACTGATGCAGAAAAAAATTTAGTAGGTAATATATTATTAGGATTTGCACAAACAGAATGTGCGGTGTCTGATTACTGGACACAAAAAGTCGTGTCATGGTTTCCAAAACATGAGATACAGCAAATGGCTATGATGTTCGGCTCACAAGAAACAATACATGCTGTAGCTTATAGTTATTTAAATGAAACACTGGGACTGGAAAACTTTGAAGCGTTTTTACACGAAGAGGCGACTGCTGATAGATTTGATAATCTGGTTGCTTATGACGGTGCTGATCCACGTGGTATTGGCCGTAGCTTGGCTATCTTTTCAGCCTTTGCTGAGGGAGTTAGCCTGTATAGCGCTTTTGCTGTTCTATATAGTTTTCAGCTTCGTAATCTTCTCAAAGGAATAGGTCAACAAATGAAATGGTCTGTAAGAGACGAGTCATTACATAGTCGTATGGGTTGTCAATTATTTAGACATATGTGTGACGAAATACCTGATCTAAAACAAGAGTGTAAAGAAGATATATATGCAGCTGCTAAAATTATGTTAGAGCTAGAAGAAAAATATATAGACAAAATGTTTGAGATGGGTGATATAGAAAACTTATCATCAAACGATTTAAAACAATTTATTAGAAAAAGAACAAATGAAAAACTTGTTGAGCTTGGTTACACAGATAAAAGACGCTTTTTTAATTACGATGAAGAAGCTGCTGCGAATCTTGATTGGTTTTATCATCTTACAGGTGGTCATACTCATACTGATTTTTTCGCTATTAGGCCAACTGACTATAGTAAAGCAAATGAAAACGAAGACTTTGAAGATATTTGGTAGACATGAAAGAAAGTAAATTAATAGAAATGAAAAAGAAAATAGATGCATTAACAAATGTTGTTAGTCATTTATTAAAACAAGTTGCTGCTAATGAAACGTTGTGTAAAGGAACGCTAACTGCTTTTCAATTACACATAGGTAAAGATGAGTGGACTAAACTTGTAGAAGAATTAAAACAAAAAGAAAAAAGAATAATTACTGAAGAAGATGTGGAATAACAATTGGGTTAAAGGTGTGGACTACCCAAGTTGGGGTGACACAGAAGTATATAAGAAAACTATAGGTGGAGGTTATTTATATAACGGTGAAACACCTAGAGAAGCTTATATGAGAGTTGCTACTACTGTAGCTAAACGTTTAAAAAAACCAGAGTATGCTAAAACATTTTTTGATTACATATGGAAAGGTTGGTTATGCCTTGCTTCTCCGGTTCTTTCAAATACTGGAACTGATCGTGGGCTTCCTATTTCTTGCTTTGGTATTGACGTTGCTGACAGTATTATTGACATTGGTCAGAAAAATTTGGAGATGATGCTACTCGCTAAACACGGCGGTGGAGTTGGTATCGGTATAAATCAAATCAGACCCGCCGGTGCAAAAATAACAGGTAATGGAACAAGCGACGGAGTTGTGCCTTTTTGTAAAATATACGATAGCACAATACTTGCCACTAATCAAGGATCTGTCAGACGAGGAGCTGCATCAGTTAACATTAACATTGATCACCCCGATTTTGAAGAGTGGCTCGAGATTAGAGAACCTAAAGGAGACGTTAACAGACAATCGCTTAACCTACATCAATGCGCTGTCGTCGGCGATAAATTCATGCGAAGACTTATTAGCGGGGATAAAAAAGCTAGACAGAAGTGGGGAAAGCTATTACAAAAACGTAAAGCGACTGGAGAACCTTATATACTTTTTAAGGGTAACACTAACAAACAAAATCCAGCGGCGTACAAAGACAACGCTTTAAAAGTACATATGACAAATATATGTAGTGAGATTACATTACATACAGATGAAAATCATTCATTCGTTTGTTGTCTATCTAGTTTAAACCTAGCTAAGTATGACGAGTGGAAAAATACAAATATTATTTATGACTCAATATGGTTTCTTGATGGAGTGCTTGAAGAGTTTATACAAAGATCTAAATACAGAAAAGGTTTTGAAAACTCTGTAAGAGCTGCTGAAAAAGGTAGAGCATTAGGTCTTGGTGTATTAGGTTGGCATACATATTTGCAAGAAAAAGGTTTACCATTTGAGGGTTTATTATCACAATATGAAACAAGAAGAATTTTTAGTCAAATTAAAATCGAGTCTGAAAGAGCTAGCATGGCTCTTGCTGATGTTTATGGAGAACCTCTTTGGTGTGTCGGTACTGGCTTTCGCAATACCCATTTACGTGCTATTGCTCCCACTGTATCTAATAGCAAGTTGTCTGGGAATATCTCTCCCGGGATTGAACCGTGGGCAGCAAACGTATTTACGGAGCAGTCTGCTAAAGGAACATTCATAAGAAAAAATCCTACACTAGAAAAAGTGTTAGACAAATTAAAATTAAATACAAAAGAAATATGGGACAAAATATTAGCAGATGGTGGTTCGGTCCAGGATATAAAAGAATTAGACGAAGATACCAAAGAAGTATTTAAAACATTTAAAGAAATAAACCAGTTAGAATTAGTAAGACAAGCTGGTATACGTCAACAGTATATAGATCAGAGTGTAAGTTTAAATCTAGCTTTTCCATCTCAAGCAGATCCTAAATGGATTAATCAAGTACATTTAGACGCATGGAAAAAAGGAATTAAAACATTGTACTATATGAGAACTGAATCAGTACTACGTGGAGACATAGCTGCTAAGGCTATGGAAGAGTGCGTGGCGTGTGATGGATAAAAAAAAGGGAGGCCGATTAAGCCTCCCTTGGTTACAGGAACATTTGGGTATGGTACGCCCATTATTTATTTGTTCCTTACCATTTTACTTTATTTGCCCAGTATGCAGCGGACATTTTACCTTTCTTAATATTTTTAGCGTGACGAGCTTTAAAACTTTTACGTCTTGCTTTTGATTTAGCATCTTGCTTTTTACCAGCAGTACTTACTCCTTGCTGACCAAATCTAATTATCTTTTCTCTACCTCCTTCACAAGCTTTAACTATATGTGATTTAGTTTTGTGACCAGGTGTTTTTCTAGGTTTATTACATTTTAAAGTAGACTTATCTACTTTTAAAATTGGTGGTAATTTATATGCCATAATATTAATCGCCGCAAGGCTTTCCTGTTTTAACGTTAATCCAATTTTCTTTTTCAAACCAGTCTCTTAGTGTGGCTCCTTTTTTACGAGCACCTTTAACATTAGACTTACTTGATCTCTTATACTTTCCTTTTTTACCAGCAGACTCTTTAGCTCTAACAACTTTAGCTCTTTCAGCTTTACTCATTGATCTTACTTTAGCAGCAGGTAAACAAACTTTTTTAGTTCCTCCACCCTTTACTTTACTTTTCTTTTTCTTCATGAATGGAGAGTTGCCAGAGTATATCATTACTTTTTCTTTTTACCCATTTTACTTGGTCCACCAGCTTTAGTACATCTCACACCCCAACCAGAAGCATAAGCGCTAGGCCACACATCAAATTTTCTTTTAGCAGCCGCTTTACAAGGACCGCTAATCTTGCCAAACAATGGCGTTGTTGGTTCCATTTTATATCCCATAACTATATTACTTTATATTTAGTTCTACCCATATCATCTTTATAGGCTTTTAGACATCTGTTTCTGTTATCTTCTTCTGATACGTATGATATATGTACCCAGTTAGGATTCATGTCTGTTCCAAACTCCCATATCATTTGATCAAAATTTAAATTTTCTTTTATCCATGTATACATTTCTGCATTTGTTTTAAAACCATATACATCGTCTACATCTATGGCCTGTCCTTTACAATGTTGAGACGTCTTAGATCCGCCAATAGCTGTGTTCAACTCTGGTGATCTAAAAAAAGAATTAACTTTTATAGGTCCACCAACCCATTCTCTTAATGGTTCAAAAACTTTTTCTGCTAACACCTTCATGTTTTCAACCTGTGTTGGATTAGGTGTATTGTCTATACCTCTACGCTTAGCTGTATTTGAATGTATTGATTCTGCGTAGGTTATATGTTTACTAATTCGATCCATATTATTTTTTACTACACCCAAAGTTTTTAGCATAGTTAGCCATTTTAACTACGCTACCTGAGTATTTATCTTTGTTTCTCATAACAGCGTTAGCTGCTTCACAATTGTCTTTACCGGGCATATTCTTTTTTACCCATGCTGTAAATTTTCCTTTGTTCTTAGGATCAATAGATATATCACTATCTTCTTTTTTATATAAGAACATGTTTCTTGGTTGTATATAAGCCATAATTATTCTATTTCGCTAAATACAGCGTAGACAAGTATATTTCTTTTTCTACCCTTGCGTATTGTAGCTATTAATTCTTTTCTTTCTTTTACTTCTTCTTCCTTTACAGGATAATATTTAGGATTTGTACTATTTAATTTTCTTTTTTTCATTTTAAAATTGACTAGCGGCATTCACCTCATCAACCGCTTCTTGTATTTCATTTAAATCTGCCGGTAACATTAAGTCTAGTCCTGCTTTAAAAACAATTTCTTTTATACCGTCTTTAAATATAATTAATGTTGGCGCCATACGTACCTTATATTTCTTTTTAGCAGCTGGGCACGCAGCTATATCTGCTCTATAATATATAACATCTTTTAATTCAGACCATTGTTCAAACTTGTTTGCGTCATTAAATTTAGCATAAAATTCTACAATTACAGGCTTTGTTTGATCATCACCAAAAGCTTGTTTTTCATTTATTTTACTTTCAAAATTATTATCTGTAATCCACTCTTGTCCAAATGTTGGGGTAAATGTAAAAAATAAAAGTAAAAAAATTAAAAATACTAATATTGCTCTCATACTATTTTTGTTTTTGTATCTCGTACAATCTTTCGTCTATCTTGTCAATAGTTTCTTTTATTTCCTCTACATCTTCTTGAGTGTCCATAATTGTTTGACGAATCAACTCGTCTTTTAAATCATATTCAACTCTGTCAATAGCTGGTAAAGGTAATTCTTTAGCTTCAGCTATATCTGCTTGTAGCCCAAACCACATACCTGCTAAGGTTACTACAAAACCTACTATCATACCTATTGTTTTAAGATCTAACGTTACTTTAGTTTCTTCTCCTATTTGTGGTGCTCCTGCCATTTTATCTAAGTGTTATGTTCAGACCAACTGAACCATTATAAATTTTACTATCCCAAAATTTAGTATATTCTCCTTCAAAGAATACACCTATTGATCTACTAAGTTTCCATCCAAAAACTACACCAGCTTGATAGTCTTCCCATTGCTCTAAATCAGAGTCTTGTCTTAATCCTCCAAGACCCCAGTTGTTTCTATTTAAATAACTAAAATCAACGTCACCTTCTACGTACTTGTGGTATGGTAATAAATAGCTACCAAAAGCATGAAGCCAGAAATTATTTTTATAATGATAAAAGTCAAAACCGACCACAGGTGATACAACACCAAACGGATCTAATAAATCCCATTGCTCGTTATTATAACGATTAATTAGTGATTCAAATATAGTATCACGAAATTGTAAATCTGTATAAGCAACTTCATTTCCTTGTGGATCATACCAATAGTAATCCCACACTTCTTCACCATCAACATTTATTGTTACTAGCTGATCTGTATAACCATAGTTATAACCTAATTGATACCAATAATTTACTGGCCAACCATTATCGTCTGTTTCATTTAACCATATTTCAATCGGATTATATCCATATGCTCTTTCATGTGTACGATAAATAGCTCCTGCAGATATGCTAAACTTCTCACCAATGGGTAGTTTAGCTCTAACTTCAGCTGATTTATAATTAAAATTAATTCTACCCTGTGCTCTACTTTCTAGTTTTACCATGTGGTATTTACCACTATGTTTAATAAAGTACCTGTGGTTTTTATATATCTCATCTCTTGATCTTTCTTTTTCATAGTGAAATACATATTCTAAACCTTTAACAGGAGAACTGGCAGAGATTAAACCTACATTATTTTCTGTCCCATCATAATAGCTTTTACTTTTTATTTCGTAATCAAATCTAGCTAGCTTACGTATACCAAAACCATATCTATAATCAAAATCATAATAGTCTGTACCATCTACAACAACAGGTGGTGTATACAAATTACCATCAGGATTTGTTCTTACAAAATAATCTGGTGGATTTTCTTTTGGATTTTCTAAATCACCAGCTATATATATAGTTCCATATTTTAAAAAATCTTTATATAATTCTTTAAAAATATTTTGAGAACTTGTAGTGAAAGTTATTAATAATAATAGTAATGTAAATAGTTTTTTCATTATTTATATTTTTTAAACATTAGTTTATATAAAAGTTTATTCCAACCTTCCTGAATTTTGTCTATTGCTTTTTTTATTTTTTCTTTCATTTGTTTTTTTAATTATATAGTTTACTATTAAACCACCAAGCGTAGTGGCTATTAAATCTTTAGTATCAAACTGCCCATAACGTACGTAATCATATGTTTCTTTAGTAAACCCAGCTATAAAAGCTGATGACACGCCTGGTAATTCCAGTTTGTTTGCTGCCGCAGATGTTGTAGCACCTGCCGCGAAGTGATAATATTTATCTACGCCTATCGGCTGTGAACTAGCACAACCCACAAACACCACCGCAAATAGGGCAAGTATTTTTTTCACTCATATTAATTTATTTTTACACCTTTAATTTTAACACCGCTTCGTAATACGTTTGGTTTTCTTTTCTTTTTCTTCTTTTTCTTAGGTCTTATTCTATCCTCTAATCCTAACTCCCAAGCTCTCCAACCACCTATTAAAGCTAATCGTTCCCAAGTTTGAAGATCAGAATATAAGGCATCATCTATATTTCTAGCTTTTATTACAGCTCTATCTAATGGTATATTAAATGCAACCGCTATAACTTGTGCCGCGGCTAAATATGCTGGGTTTTGTATATCCCATCCCATGCTTTGCATATCGTCCATATCCCAGTTGAGAGCTCTACCAACTTGAGTGATTTTAGAATATTTAGAAGATATAGGTGGAGAAATCCTAGATAATTCATATGCTATTTTTTCATACTCTGGTCTTGATTTTTTACTTTCTTTAACACCTCTTAGTATAGCATTTTTAATAACAGAAGCCACAGCGCCTGCAAAACCTAAACCTCTAAGCAAACCATCCATCATGTTGTTTGCTGTTCCTACATATTTTTGTTCTTTATCTTCTTCATCAAAGTCTCCCATACCAATTGCAAACAGAGCTTGTTGAGTAGCTGTAAATATTAAGTTTTGCATTATACTATAATGTATAACTTTAGAAACACTAGCTTTCCAATTACCTCTTCTATTTTTTAAATCATCTATAGCTTTTCCAATAAGTCTTGCATACTGCATAGGTGTATTAGCAAAGGCTAGAATTAATCTACCTAATGGACCAGCTTGTTGCATTGATATTCTATCAGGTCTACTTGATTGTTGAGACTCTTCAGCTATTTCTCTAAAATCTATAAATGCTTTTTCTTGAGCTTCGCTTTGGCTAAACCCTTGTTTAAGATAAGTATTAACTCTATTTCTATAAAAAGTAGCGCCACCTGTTGCAATAGCTACACTATCTGCTATTTGAGTTGGTAAGAAACCTAATTGTAATAATTTAGCTACTACACCTCGCATACCATCTTTTCTAGCCATATCAGCAATATCACTTTCATTTACATTGAACCTTAAACCTCCTCGTCTTTCTTTTAAAAACGGTGAGTTCATTATCATCATAAAATCCTTCCAATATTGTTTTTGATCTGCAAAAGCTTTACCAGCAGCAATTATATTATTATCTTCTAAGTTAATAAAGTTAACTGAAGATATAGTTTGAAGTAATGCTGATCTAGTATTAAAGAACATTATTACACCAATACTATTAGTAAACCAATCAGTAACATTTGAAGTTAGCTTATCACTAAAACCAGTTCTATTAATACCGGTTTTCATACGCTTTAATATATTTTCTAAAGCTACTCTATATGGCTTGCCAAATGCTGCTTCTAATTTATTTAAATTCTTTTCAGAAAATATAACGTCAACATTTCTTTGCCAGTCTTGTAGATACATAGCACGCGTAGCTGTTTGTAATGTATCAAATAAATCTGTTGTAATACTACCAGCTAACCATCCCTCTTTTGGCTTAGCATATTTTTCTCCTTTTAATATATTAATAAGTTGATCTGCAAAAACCTTTAAATACTCATTTTCATTTATATAATCGTTTATTTCTTTTAAATCAGACTTGCTTAAACCTGGAACAGACATGCCTTGTTTATTCCATATATAAATTCTTACCGCCTGTTCTTTATTAAATACAGAGCCAGGTATTTGTTTTCTTAAATCTTTAGGTACAATTTTTAATTCTTTCTTTAATGCCTTATAATCATTTTGCATTGCTATATTAGCTTGTGATATTGCTTGCATAGCATATGCAAACGGCAGTAATAAATTCTCATTTATCCATTGTAAATCTGCATCTCCTTGTTTACCTTGACCAACAATACTATATAATAATCCAACAAAATCATCTGCGCTAGGTGGAATAAAAAACTTTTTATTTTTTCTAGTCTTACCCACTAATGCAGCTTTTGCTTTTGAATATTCTTTGTGGGATTTAATACCAGTTTTTCTTTCAATCATTTCGTTGAACTCATTGTCCATCTGGACACTGTTTCTACGTCTAGCTACTTGTACTTTTGATTTAACATCTAATATATTTAAAGCGTCTTGAACGGCTTTTACATTTTTAACAGCGTCATCAACAAAATAAAAATCATTAAAACCTTGAGCTGCTTTACTTATAATCCAATCGGCTTTTGCCTGAGGACTACCGTCTTCTAAACCAACTATATTATTTAGTGGTATTTCTAATCCAATGCCTTTTAAAAACTCGTATATAGCTGGAGCTGCCGCTGCTGGTCTAGCTGTTAAAACATATATGTTTTTATTACCAAACTTATCAATAGCTTTTTTAAGCCTAGCTGCTAATGGACCAGGTTTACCACCAACAACTTTATTAAACTCTTCAAAATTAAACACAGCGCCTTGGCTTTCAAGATCAACAGAGTCTGTTGCGAATTCAGCTGGTGTAATTTTAGTTACTCTACCATCAGGAAATGTAACTATAATTTTACTTTTACTAAAAGCTAATGTGTCATCAAAATCATAAACACTTATACCTTTGCTTTCGTTATTTGGGTTTTGCGCTATTAAAAAAGCTTTTTGTAAGTTACCTAATCTATCTAATATCTCATTATTAGTTACTGATTGTCTCTTTGGAGCAACTTGTTTTGGTAATCTTTTAGCATTTGGTTTAGCTGCTTTTTGTTTAGAGTCTTCTATTTCTTTTGTAGTTGGTTGACCTTTAGCATCAACTTTAAATGTTTCAGCAAATGATTTACCATCTAAACCTATTATAGAGCTAGGATCAATACCTCCATTTTGAGCAGCAACTATTTCGTTAAAATATCTTTGCCACCATTTACCATCTACAACACTCCAGTTATCTGGCATACGTCTTTGTAAGCTATATCCTGATGCTGTTCTAGCGTTACGAAGTTTATCGTCCATGGCTTTATCTAAAACAATAAGCTTATAGTTATCTATAACTAAATCGTATGCTGTATTAAAGTCTACTTGATCTTGCAGCGCTGCATCCATTAAATACAAGTAAGCGGCTGTGGCAGGCATAGCATGCTCAAATTCTATATTAATAGCTTTCCCTTCTTTTCTTTGTTGTAACTCTTTTGAGTAACCAACAAATTGAGCACCAAGTTTGTGCCAACTAGAAGTGTCATTAGCAACTAGTTTCAAATAAGTACCAATAGCTTGCGCGTTAGCAGTTCTGTTTTTAGAGTTAAGAGCTTTGTTAAAACGCTTCCACATCTCTTTGTGTATTGCAGCTACACTTGTGTTCCAAGCATCTATAGATCCATCTTCAACAGCTTTTACTATTTTATTTTTATAATTAGTCTTGTCGCCAAAAATTGTTTTATAATTTTTTGTAACACTCTTAAAATCAACAGTTATAGTTTTTCCATTTTCATCTTTATACTCTATAGGTTTTCCAAATTTAGTTTCAGGGTTATTACCTATAGCAAATATTTCATCTTTAAAAGCATTGTAAGCATCAGCTTCTTCTTTGGTACCCATGCTTAAACCATACGTTTTGTTGCTAGCTGTAAAAGCAGAACCAGTTACTTTTCCGTCTTTTCTTGTACTAAACCAAAATTCTTTAGGCATTAAAGGTAGTAAGTTCTTTTTAATTACTTCTACAAACTTAGTTCTTCCATCAGATTTTCTTAAATCAAAAGTTTTATCTAACTTTAAATTTTCTAATAATTTATCTATACCTTTTTCATCAAGATTAAAATCACCTCTTATATTTATAATCTTCTCTACTTCATTTGCCATTTGAGAAAACCTAAGTAGTGGGGCTTTGGCAGGCGCTGTCTTTTGTCTTACAGTAGCTTTTCTTGTTGCTGCTTTTTCTGGCGTTGTAGTTTCTTCTTGCACGGCTTGATCTTGTTGCTGATCAACAGCTTGACCAAACCCTGTTAATGCCATGTTTCTAGCTAACAACTCTAATACACCTTTTATATATTGAGACTCAGGTCCTCTTGGTATATAGTTTTTATCTACTTTATTATTGGTAATACCAGATGCTTTTAAAAATCTATTTCTATTACCTGGCTTTATTCTATACTGTAGATTGTTGTTTATCTTTTTTTGTCTACCTTTTGCGTCTAAAACTTTATCGTATTCTGTGTTTAAAAAGTTTCTTGATCTTATACCGGCTGATTGACCACCTTCTAGTTTAGCTTTAAGATCACCAACAGCTTTAGTCTGAACAACATCTGCATTACCTTTTGGTCTAGTGTTTATAAGTCTATCTACATTTTTTAATATAAACATTTGTATTTTAGAAATGTCATCGCCTTTTCTTAAATTATCTGACGGTTGTATAATACGCGATACAGGGATTCCAAAATATTTTGCTAATGTTTCGTATGGCGCTATCTGTTGTAGCTCTTTAAACGTTAAGTTAGCATCGCTTAGATCAATGTTATTCTCTTTTATTTTTCTATCTATTTCTTCTTGAGCTTCTTGTCTAATTTCTGGAGGTAATATATCAAATATATCTATAGTAGGTTCTACTTCTTCAACAGCAGTTTCTTCAACCACTTCAGTTGTAGTATCTGTAGTGTCTTCAACTTGTTTAGCAATTTCACTATCTGTACTTTCAGTATCAAGTTTCTTTTTATTTCTTTCTATAACATCTGTTAAATCAAACTTTAATTGACTACCAGCGTATGTACTCCAATTATCATTTATACGAGGATCAAATTTATTTAATAAACCTCTATCAACAACTCTTTCTCTAGCAACTTGATAACCTTCTTCATACGTTATATTTCCAAGACCAGCTCTACTATCAAAGCCCATTGTTCTTAAACCTACTCTAGCTGCTGCGTCTATTAATATATCTTCTATAACTTGTTTTTCGTAACCTTTAGCATTTTTAAGTTTTCTAATTAATTGCTCGTTAGTAAGGTTTTGAAGGTTAAATTTTTTCTTATCAAGTCTAGGCGCATCAACATTTGCAACAGATTGTCTACCTTCTGTCTCAAGCTTTAATCTTTCTTTTTCTTCTTCAGGTATTCTTACAGCTGTTACATCTCCCTTTACAATTTGCTTTCTAACATACTCGGCCATAAAATTATACATGTCTTGAGGTGTTCCAAAAGGATCAGTAATATCTACCATAGCACTACCCAACGGTCCTAATTTTCTAAATATGTTATTAAGAAAAGATTTAACACCATGCATGTTTGCTAAATCATTAACACTTAAATAACCACCGAGCATTGCTTCACCTAATACTGTTATAAATTCACTAGCGTCTACAACCTCTCCATCTTCATTTTTATACTTATCAATAATTTTTGTTATTTTTTCGTATACACCTCTATCTAATTGATCGCTGTCTACTTTATTTTTTAAAACATTTGAAATACCCATGGCAGCTTCTTTAGCGTTTTCATAAACACCGCTAAATATTTTTCTTCTATCTATTTCATCATGTATTACCTCATGCAACGGAGCTATTGCTGCTCTAAATTGCTCGTATGTACTTGCTTGAGTTAATATATTAGTTTCTATTTCTCCAGTCTTTAAAGCTTTTATTACATCTTTTGTGTCCATAAAAGTAAGACCTAGATCTAAAGCGTTAACACCTACTAAAGAAGCATATATATTATTTTCATTTAAATATATATTACCATTGGGATCGTTGTAGGCATAACCCATTTTTCTTAATTCTTCTGCAACTGAATCAGATATATTATTTGTCTTAATAAAGCTTTCAATTTCTTGTTCGTTACTAAAAGATATTACTTGTTTTTCAGACAACAGCTCTGCCATTTCTTTTGCTGTTTCATATAGTAATCGATTAGCATTAGCAACTTCTGGATTTACAAACGAAAGATTTAAACCTCCATCTTCATTAAATTTTTTAAGTTCTTTAAGCTTGTCTTTATATTTCTGTCTTGATCTTGTATCAGTTAATACTTCTTGAAGTTGATCATTTGTTTTTAAAACTCTTTTCTTTGCTGCTTCAAAATTTTCAGCAAATCCGTCTTGCCCAAAGTTTCCACTACCAGCTATTTGATAAAGTTGTTTTTCTTGGAAATTTTGTTTAGCTCTAAGTTCTAAGTAAAGTTCTTTGTTTTTATCACTTAACCTGTTGTATCTCATCAGCTTGTTATGACTATCTAATCTAACAAGTTGATTTAATTTCTCCATTTTTTTATTTAACTCTTTTCTTTTTTCAGGAGTAATATTTAAATCATTTAATTGCTCTTGTATTTTAGCTCTTTCAGTACCGTATTGTACAGCTCTTTGATAATCACCATAAGTGCTAGACTCGTATCTAATAAAGTTATAAACATTACTAGCAGTATTAGGGGACTGCATCATTAGACTAGCAAATGTAGTGTTTGCTATTAAATCCATGTTTACTTCTTTTAAAATAGGATCATTGCTTCCAACCACAGTTCTTTTAATTAAGCCATGTCCTGCCGCTGTAAGTATTTCTTCTACATTTTCTATAGCAACTCCATATCCTAAGTTATAAGTTCCAGCGCCTAAATCTTTAGCTCTATTTTTCCAGTAACTAGTATTTCTCCAACCTTTAGTAAAAGTATCTTCAAGGCCTTTTCTACCATACATGTTTCTAGTAAACCTAATATCATTGACATATCTTAATGTACCAAATTTTTCTGCATACATTTCTGTTGTACCAAACAATAAGCCTTGAAAAGTTCTTTGCCAAGCAGCACTATCGGCTATATTTTCATAATAATCTATTTGGCTTAGTATTTCATTTTGTTTGCTAGGATCTTTTTCTTCAGCTAAAGCTGCTCTTAATTTTACTAATTCAGATTGTGCTTTTTGAAAACTAGCTTCTAGCCTACCCATTTCCCCACCACCTGTAGCGGTGAAAAAACTAGCCATGGTAACATTGTTAGCTCTTTGTAAAGCTTTTTTCTTTATAGTTAAATCAAATAATCTACTGTCTAAAGTACTTTCGTCAAAAAATAATTCTTTACCAGGTTTCTTTTTATAATATCCTTTACCAGCACTTACATTTGGTATCCAGTCTTCTTTATTAGCAATGTTGCCACCTGGTCTTAACTTATATAAATCAGGATCAAAGTTTTTACCTTTTGTAAGAGCTTTTTTGAAAGCTTGTTTTTGAAGTTGAACACCTACACGAGCAACTAAACTTGGTCCTAATACTTGCGCTATAGTTAAACCGTTTTCAGCTGTAGCTCCACTAAGCCAGTCACCAAAATTAGCCGCAGACCTATCGTCCATTACATCACTAATTTTTATAGGAGGGGCAAATTCTTTTTCATAATCTTCTGTTACAGCTTTATAATAATTAAGTGCACCGTTTTTTAAACCAGTATAATCAGGCTTGGTAGTACCTAACATTATATCTCCAACTTCTTCACCGCTTAAAAATTCATTACCACTCTTATAAACCTGTGCTAGTGGATTATTTCCAAATGGTCCACTAACAACTCCTTCAGCAATTCTATTTATTATGCTTGCACCTAACATTGCGCCGGGTGCCAACAATTGTGTTTCAATAGTTGCTATAAATTTATCTAAATTATTATAATTAAACTGCGCGCCATATGCTGCAAGATCTACATTTTGCTGCATACTAGCTTGGTTCATTATTTGATTTCCTATGTCTGCTAAATATTCTGATTGGCTATATAAGGTTAAACCATCTTGAGCTAAATCACTAGTTGCATACTCTGTAATTTTATTATTGTATTGTTCTATTAAAGAGTTATAATAATCAGCATCACCCTCTGTTTTAATATCATTTACATTTATAGATTCTATTTGAGATCTCATGTCTGCTATCTCTTGTACAACAGGAGCGTTTCTTATATTATAATTATTTATTTCTTGTTTAAAAATTTCTCTTTGATTTTTTTCAAACTCTTCTAAACCTTTAAAATAAGCTTTACGTTCTTCTGGTGATACGGCTTTTTTAGGGTCTTGTAATATAAAATCATCATCATAACCAGGCATTGAAGCAGCTTGGAATTGATCAGGTATTTTATTAGAACCAAACTCCATGTTGTTAGTATAATAAGCTATTAAATCAGGCGTAAAACCAGCTTCGGCTAATTTAGCTCTATATCTTTTTTTAACTTCTTCATTTTGTGAAGCAACTCTATTTTGTCTTGTATTCCAATCAGGGTTAGGTTGAGGTATAGCTAAATACATTTGATCAGTACTTAGTACATTAGAATATTTATTTTGTATGTAAGTTGTTTCTTTAGCCTTTGTTTCTTGTATAAAATTATTAATTTGATTTCTTATATTAGGATTTTCTTCAGCCATTTTCATAACTGTAGAATAATCTATTTTAGATGAATCAAAACCAACCTGCTCAAACATTGAAAATAGTTCTGCAGGCATTTGCTCTTGTAATAAATTATACATTTGTTCGTATTCTCCTTCAACAACACCATCTTTACCTCTTTTTAATATTCTTCTACCTACATTTCCAAAACCAATAGTCTTTGAAACCTCATCTTTAAATGTTTCTCCTTCATCAATACGTAAGTTTGCTCTAAACTTTTCAGCATTTTCTTTATAAACTTTATCTGTATAACTATCAAACACGTAGCTAACTGCTTCGTTTTTATAATTATCAGGTTTTATAAACTTCATTCTTTCTAAAAACTCTGATCTGTAATCATTTAAAGCTTTACTTTTTTTGGTAGGTGTAATAGTTTCTACTTCATCTTCTACAACTTCTGCACCCAAAGCTGGAAACGCCGTTGGCTTATCACTAGGTACTAATCTAGTTTTCTTTTCACCTAACACAACTGGTTCAATGCTTTCATCAACTTCAAAATCAGAATCTTTTTCTTCTTTAATATCAACACCCATGCGTTTAGCATATTCTTCAAAGCTCATACCGTAGTCGTCAGGGTTATACTCGTCTTTATATACAACAAAGTTTTCTTTAAAACCACCACGTAATACTTGACCTTTATTATTTGTTACTTTAGGTTGAGTAGTATTAAACGTAATGTATTGTCTTGGCGGATCAGTTGTAGGTAGAGGCTCTCCTATATACTCTGATTCAAGCACAATGCTTGGTGTTTTAGTTTCTTTTATTCTTTTCTGAGCGTTAGGATATTGCTTCAAAAAGTCTTGTAGTCTATCTGGTGATACTTGAAAAATAGTATTACCATCTTGATATTCTTCAAACATATTATTTATCTAACATTTGTATTTAAAAAGTCTGTATTTAATTGAAGCCTATTAGGATCTGTAATTATTTCCTCATTAACAATATAGTCACCCCACTTGTTAACATCAAAACCACCTTGATTAGGATTTGTAAATATATTTAATGCGTTTAAAGCATAACCAACATCTTTTCCAGAAATATAATTTGTGTTTTCTATAACTTCTTTTAATACGGAATATATATTACCTTCTACTTTTGTAGGTTTTAATTCTCCTTTTCTTATAACAACTACTTGTCTAGACTTAGGATCGTTAGGCGTTAATGATTGTATTGTTCTTTCTATTGCGTCACCTTGTGCTTTTTTAATATCTTTTTTCATTTTATCTAAATCACCATCTTCTACATAAAACTCTGAATACTCAGATTCAATTTCATCTTCTGTTAAAGCATCAATCATATTAAAGGCATCTGCTAATAAATCACCTTTACTATTAGCGTCTAGTGTAGTATAAAAAGATTGTCCATCTGTATATTTTTGTAATAAGTCAATAGCTTTTTGTGGATCTAATGTTATACTTGTTGGTGTTAATTTTGTTCTAGGACTTTTAAGCGAAGTCATACCCCCACCTTTTCCATCAATATTTTCTCCTTCAACTGGATCAAAAGCTTCTAGTTCTGTAAATTCTTTTATTATTGGTGCTACATCTGTAAATAAAGTTTGAGCAAAGTTGAACCCACCACCAGTGTTAAAACCACCTGCGCTGCTAGAGGATTTAGGTTGTCTTACGTCTATAATTTCATCAGCAGGAATATTTCTTGTAATAGCTTTGTCTATTAAAAAAGCCTCCATTGTTTGTCTCATTTCTTTATTAGAAGGATCCCATTGTTGAAAAGAGCCTAGCTCTTTATTAGCATTAACCATGTCTGACCAGACTACTTCCATTTCAGGATCATTAATAAGCTCTGCAAATAAACCTCTTTCAACCATTAATTCACCTAGTCTTTCTGGATTATATACTTGTTTTGTTTTAATATTTCCTTGACTATCTGTATATTCATATGTATCTGTAGCTCCTTTTAATAAACCTTTTTGAGCTTCAAACAAAGCGTCAATACCTAAATCTTCATAGCTAGGTATTGTTTTAATCATAGCAAAACCTTCTTGATTAAGTAAGTTACCAAGCTCGTCTAAATTCATATTGTATTGCCAGTCTTCACCACCTACATTTCCACTACCTGTTAAATACATTTTACCATCTTTTTCTAAAAGCTCTATACCGCCAGAGTTATTGGCTATAGCATCTAACATTGCGGATAATCCATCATCGTTTACTCTAGATATTTTGTTTGTAGCTTTAGAATCTCTATAGTATTTTATTTGTTCAACAAATTTTGGAGCTATTTTATTATATGTATCTATATAATTCATTGTTTGAGATAAAATCTTTGCACCCTCTTGTTGGCTCATATGTCCATTAGCCATTAAATCTTTTACTTTAAATATTTTATCTGCACCTTGATTAAAAAACGAATTAATATTTGAATCAAAAGTTTCTACACCGGTTTTAGGTATGCTATTTATTTTATCATATACAGATGAAAACTCTTTTAATTCTTGATCTATTAACTGATTTTGTAAGTAATCTCTTCTTAATGAGTCATAACCTCCTCTACTAAAAGCTTTAGCTACACCAGCCCCAATAGCTAACTGCTGCGCTTTACCTCCATATGAAACAGGTCCTGTAATAAAATTATTTTTTGCCATGTTATTATTTTTATAGTCCGTCAAAGAAATCAGCACCTATATCTGTACCAGCAAATTGTGCTATATTACCAAATGCTCCTGATATATTTCCAAAAAGATCTGCTTGACTTTGTTCTTGTTGTAGTTGAGCTGATCTCATTTCACCGTACATACGATTAATCTTAGCGTTATCTCTAGCTTCTTGCGCTTGGAACTGATAAGCTAAGCCTTGTGCTTCTGCCGCTTGAACTCTTTGTCCTTCAGATATTTCAATACCTTGTATTCTTCTTTCTTCATCAAGCACAGCTTGCTGTCTCATTCGCTCGCCTTCAGCTCTTAACTTTTGATTTTGAGCCTCTTGTTGTTCTATATTAGCTGCTATTCCTTTTTTACTTCTTAATGCTGCTTGAGCTAAAGCTGTAGCACCACCAGCGCCTGCGCCTGTAGCTCTTAATGTATCTAAGGTATTAGCTAAAGCTATATCAGCTTCTTCAGCTTGCATCTCTGCAGCTTGGGTTGCAACAGCTAAATCTGCAAAAGGATTTGTAATTCTATCCGATAAGTTAGTAGCCATATCACTAAGGTCTTCTACGCCAGCATAAGGATTAATTACGTCTTGCCTATTGTTTTCAAAGTTTTCAAGTGCTAAACGCATTTCTCTTGCTCTACGCGCAGCTCGCCTAGCGCTTACACCCGCACCAATAGATGAAGATAAAGCTGACACTCCCATGCCGACTAATGCTGTTGTTCCTGCTCCCATATTATAAATTTTTTGATAATTCGTATGACGGTTTTTCGTCTATATTCCAGTCTAAATTTTTATGTATTTCTATTAAATGTTTATTTTGTACTACAGTGAACATGTATTTATATCCCATTGTAGTAATAAATTCTTCTAATTCTGTTAATAATTTTTTAATTGCGTCTTGTCTATCATCTTCTTTATAATCAGGGTTAGATATAATATATTCTACCCACGCTATTTTAGAGTTTGTAAAATAAACAAAACCAGCCACTATAGGCTTATTATTTTTTTCTACCATAAAACCTCCCGTTCCATGGTTAGGTAAAAAATCTTTAGGCGGCGCAGTCCAACCTGGCCACCAATCCCACCACTCGACTAAGGTATCCCAGTCTTTAGTAGTAAGAGCTCTTACGTTAAAATCCATATAATATAATTTAAATTGATGACACAACAAACTCTGATGACGCTGCAAATAATTCTTTTGTTCCGCCAGGATTTGTTGTTTGATCTGTAGACATTGTAACTGTGGCTACATAACCTTTTATACCACTTACATCTACACCGAATATAACTTCACCAGGTGCTACAGGTGAGTTGTTAACTAAATTAGCTACGTATTTATTTTCTTTTCTATTAAATCCAGCATAATACTGTATGTTATCTTCCATGTAAGCACCTTCATAATAACTAGCTATTTGTGCACTGTTGTCGCTTGATGTTTGCCAGTTGGCATTTACTAAATCTAAACCTGTAACATCTGAGATTATTGAGTCTACTTGCCAACCATTATTTCCTTCGTATGCAATTGTTTTAAATACTTTTTGTGTAGAAGGATTAGGGTTTAGTAAAAATTGTATACTTGATGGATAAGATTGTCCATAAAAATTATTTCTATTAATACCTGTGCCTTCAACATAGTGCCTGTATATATTTCCACCTGGATCAGGTAAATCAGAAGTGGCATTATAATCAGGTATAGAATACATAGTACCATTTACGCTAAATACAAAGTTGGGGTTGTAGCTGTAAAAAGTTGGCCAACCTAAAACAGATTCATCAAAAGCTAATGTTCTAAAACCAGCATCACCTGTTTGATTGTATGGTTTAATATTTAAAGTATATTGCTTAGTATAATTATCCCAACCACCTATCAATTGTCCAAAGCTATCAATAGTATCTACAGTTTGAAACTGATCTCTAAAAAAGTCAGTCATACCATATCTTGATATTTCTGTTATACCATCGTGAGATAATCTTAGTACAGCGCCTTTGTTTTTATCTGTAAAATATTTTCTAAAACCATACACAGCAAAGCTTTCAGGGTTATCGCTAATACCATATTCACCAGCGTAAGGAACTATTTGTCCAATTACAACATTAGCAGATGTAACTGTTCCACCGCCTTCTGCAGAATATATAGCATCTTTATCTATTAATGCTCTATTAACTTTATTTTCTTGGAAAATTATTAAGTTAGTATCTTCAGCATATATTTTTTGGATGCTACCATTTCTTGGATCTACACTTTTTATAATGTCTTCTCCAACTGGAAACTGATTAGTATTGTTTACACCTGTTCTAGCATTATATATACCACTGTAAATCATAGAGTTAAATCTAATAGCTGATTGCGGGTATTCTTCTTCTATATAAGCTTTAACACCATAATCAACATTTACATTGTTATATCCACCTCTTATTCTAGCTTCTTCTACATGCCAGTCTAATAAAGATACAACACCTTGATCATTAGTAATACTTGGCACAGTAGGTACACCTGCTTGTGCAAAATATGGAAACTCTGCTCCAGTAACAGATGTATTAGGTGATATAACACCTGGATATACAAGCTTACTGGGTAGTGTTGACGGATCTATTTCTGGATTTGGGTTGCCAGGAGTAGCAGTTACAGTTTCTGCTCTACCGTCTACAACCTTCTTTAACCAAAAAGAGTTAAAATAATTTACTTCTACTATTGCTGGCATAATTTATAATCACTTGTTTTTTAATAAATTAACATTATATTGATTTAGGATAAGGCTCTCCAATTCTACTACCTGTATTATTAAACCTGGCTAACCATATTCTATCGTTTTGAGGATTAGAATTTGAGTTATTAAAGTTGTTTAAAGTTACAGCTGCTCCATCATTACCAATAGGATTTCCTTGACCACCTGGTATACCTGCTGTTGGTCTTGATTTATAAGCGTGCCACTGATTAGCACCTTGTTGATCAGGTGTCCAAGGTGTAGTTAATGTAGAGTCTGTATAAAATTGAGTTACATATCTAAAGAAAGGTTCTCTTGCAAATACATTTTGCCATTGTGTACCTTGATAATTTTCAGCATCTTCAACAGTTGGTTCCGATATTATCGTCACAGCATATTGCCAACCTATATTTGTTATACCATATGGATAATAAAAGTCACCATAAGTAATACTACAACTAATGTTATCATTATTATATATACCGTTGTTAGCATCTGTTACAGTTGGATTAGGAGCTTCTGTTTGACTACCTATCAATTGATCTACCATAACTCTATAATCACCTGTTGCTAATGGATTATTAGAATCAAAAGCAAAAGTTCTAGTGCATACAACTGTTAATTGCTGACTATTAATTGATTGAGGTTTATCCATTTGACCAGCCATAGTATGCTGTATATATGGTTGAGGATAACCAGCTCCTGCTGATATATCATCTAAACTACCAAGATTTAAAGCATAATCATTTTGACCGTTAACAGGGTAATTTACTTTCCAAGCGCCACCAATTGTGGTGTCTGGTCCAACAACTAAACCATTTTTATCAACAGCATCTGCCCAAGGACCAGGAACAGGGAAAGTACCATCTCTTCTTTGAATCCAAACATTTGCACTTATATTTAATAAGTCTGGTATATAAGTATTACTTGCTGCGCTCTGATCTATAGTTTGTACAATTTGCACAGTAATATACATACAACCTTTATACAAACCTCTTTTAATAGGATCTAAATTACACCAAACAGGTCCATCAGATAAATCTAAAGCTTTAACATTATAATTAAAACCAGCTCCAACAGGTCCATATCCAACTGAAACATTGTTAACATTAACTGGGTTTTGTGGATCTGGTATTGAATTCCATAAACCTACGTTGTAGTTTTGAGGAGCAACTGGTCTTAATAAATTATAACCAGGCACTGTAACACCTGTAGATTTATTTGACCATATCACCATACCCGCGTCAGAACCTTTAAGTAAATTAATTGCTTCGCCTGAATCAATAAATGTACATGTTACAGAGGCTTCACCAAAGTCAAATTGTAAATCTATTATTGTTGTTATACTTCCAACCACACCTAAAGCATCTGTAATAGCTAATTGTAAACTATATGGTCCAGACATTACTGATTGTGGTGCTTGCGTAATCTCACCTGTAAATTCATCTATTTCAAATATTGGTGGGTCTAAAGGCTCGCCATATTGTGTTTGCGATAATATATCAAACTGTAATTGTAAAGCATCATTAGGCCCTGGATCTGCAGTTCCATTTTCACCGCTATATATTGGGTTTCCTAATCCAAAACTATTATAAGGAAATTGTCTATAAGCAGTATATGGATCAAATTGAGGTGCAGCATTACCTAATTGTATTTGTTTTTGTATAACCGGTCCAGTGTCTCCACTTGTATCATTTGTAGCTATAAAATCAAATGTAAATGTTCTTATGTTTGAGTCCGCTAAAAATACAAAGTAACTACTTATTTGTAGCGTGTAACTATCATAAGCATGTGTGTTTCCATTAGGTGTTAATGCTCCAGCTGCTGTTTCAACTAAAGTAAATAAACCGGTTTGGTCGGTGCCATTACCATCAACAACTGTCATTACTATAGATGAACTAGCTATTGATCCGCCTAAAGCGTCTTCTACATAAAAATCATCTGTTATAATTGGTCCTTGACCATTTGAATATGGTTGAGCTGGAAAAGTATAATTTCTATCTTCAACAAAATCAACTGTAAAATCTTCTAAATCGTCTGGCACAGATGCAACTGTTGTTTGTATAGCGTCGTTTAAGTCTTTAATTTTACCTGATGTAGATGTTTCCCAAAATAATTCTAGTCTAGATTCTACTGGTTTAGTTTCATAAACACTTAAGAAAAATGGATAACCATCTGCTGGTGGAGTTGGATCACCCGCGCTACCAATTAGTTTTTGTGTCGCTACTCTTGCTAGATAAGGGTTATTTTTAGTATCATATACATCTTCAAGAGGCGTCCACGGGGCTGATATATCAAAATATTTTTCTGGATACAATTCTGTTTGCCTTGCTATTTGAGTAACAGTATCTGAAACAATATTAGATAAATACTGTGTATTATAATTAGGAGTAGTTAAAGCCACTGTGTCTGGTGCTATAGGTAGTTCAGGACTCACTTTACCATAAAGTTCTACACTACTTCTAAAAGAAGTTTGATCTGGTCCAACCTCTTTTAAATCTCTTGGTACTTTATTTATATTGTCATTAAAAAGTGTAATAGTTGACGTGTAATATTGCTGATCAGCAAATGAACCGCTTGAATCAGCTGGTTCACCAGTTAATATACCAGGTAAATAAACATTATAGTATTCTTGTTGTTTTTGTTTTACTACTATTTTATAAGTATACCAACCAAGTGGGTTGTAACGAGAATCTGTAGGATCTCCATTGTATAAACCAGGAGTTCCAGTAGCATCATCTTTAGCTGAGTCTATAATACTATTAAAATATACTTTTAAACTATTACCAGGCCAATCAACTATATTGTTAAAATTTTGAGTATCATATTCATTTTGATATGGAACATATATAGTGTCTGCTCCAAACTCTGGGTTAGGCGAAGAAGCAGCTATAAAGCCTTGGTTGTTAGAAAGTAAAACCGTAGACGTCCTACCGTATCTATCAGATAACACTACACCAACTTGATAATATCTATTTTGTTTTACATTGTGATTAGGATATGCTGAATATGAGTAATTACTATTTGGTTCATCATAAGGAATTTTAGATGAAACTCCTACATTATAGTCTAATGCTGTTGGCGGTGTATGCTTGTTTTGAAAATTACTATATACAACTCTATTGCTTATTATTTCTTGACCTAAAGCTTTTACAGGTACTTTATCATATACTCTTGTTGTTTGATCTTCTGGTAATACCTTAAATGGCTCAGTAGCTTGATAATCATATTCATATATATTTACAGCTCCAGCTGCATTTAAATCTTCAGTTGTAATTCTATCTACAACAGATACAGCTAAGCCATCAGATTCTTTATATAATATTTCTATTTCTTCAATTTTTAATTTTTCTAATAATTCATCAGCGTTTATTTGCGTGCCGTCCATTTCATCTGGCATAGGAATTTGAAGCAATATCCTATTAACTTGGTTTTCCATAAACGAAACAACTGTACTTTCATAAGTTCTTTCTTCATCACTAGCTTCTTGATTTTCTAGAAAATAACCAAATTGCTTAGGTATAAACATTGATTGTGTGAACGGAGCCATTAAAGAAAATTCACCATCAACAAACTTAAATCTATAACTAAATCTAATAAATTTATCAGTTAAAAAATCTTGATTACCAGCGTAATTAGGTATATAGTCAGGTGCGCCAGTATTTACAAAATTAGGATTAGCATAGCCAAAATACATTTGACCATCGTTAAGAGCGTTAAATCTAAAAACTATATTATCACCGTTTCTTTTTTGAACTTCTACTTGATTAGCTGCTGGAGCAGATATAACTATAACATCATCTTCTGGTAATATTTGACCATCACTGGTCCAAACATTCATGCTATTAGCCGCAGCAATAGCGGTTGTAATACCCGGTGTAAATGTTGTTTGATCTATATCTATTACTTGTGGTGTAGATGGTGCTAGTGTTGCCGCTAATTCTACTTGTCCTATCATAGGTGTTGTTGGTGAAACAGCGTCACTCATAGTCGTTTCAATTACACCAGCATTGTCTTTCCAAACTTCAATAGCTTTGTAAGGGTTATACTTACAAACAGTTACGTGATCTTCACTAGTATAAGGTAATCCTGCTATAGAAACAAAGTTAGTCCATAAAACAGCATCGGGATTATTTATGTTTATTACTCTTGGTTGGTTTCTATTATCAGTCCAAAATAATAAGTCTTCTATTAAATTAACACTACGTATTTGATAACCTGTAGAAAAATTTAAAAACGGTCCAGCGGCATATAAATATATATCGCCATTATCTATATCGTATCTTACGATAGCGTTTTGACTTGTACTGTTGTAACCTAATCTAGGATCTGTATTGTCTGTTAAAAACAAATATATTCTACTATTTATTTCATCTGCGTATTGACCCATAATAAGTAGTCGACTACCTCCTAATACATCAACACCAACAATCTCCCCTACATTACCATTAAATATTAATTGCGTACCTTGAATATTTTCAGCAGCTCCAACGTTACTATCTTCTGACTTTGATATTGCTATGTTTTGAGCGTCGCGATATTCACCGTTGGGTAGTAATCTTTCATCTAAGTCCTTATTCATTTTGGACTTTAGAAAAGTATTTTTTATTTCTGCCATTTAATTTTAATGTTTAATCCATTTAGATTTACCACGCATTACTTGTACTATTTGATCTAACTTAATATTAGATAATCTAATTTTTGCATTTCTAAGCTTAGCGTATTTTTCTTTTTGATACCTTCTAACTACATACTCAGGCATACGAGCTCTAGTGGCTAATATTTGGTAGTTTATATAAGCGTAGAGAGCTTCTTCTGCCATCTTAGGTATTCTTGTATCTAAATCACAAGAAAGTCCATCAGAGATGTATTCTAACACAATGCATCTTCCAGCTAAATTACTAGAAAAAGTAAACTTACCTTGTCTTTCATCTAATCCATACCAACCATTTATTTGACTAGTTTGAGGATTTAAACCGTATCTTTGACCTACAATTACGTTCCAATACAAAGGATATGGAGTATTAAAATAATCTGTATAATAACTCCAGTAGTTACCGTTCCAACCAGATATTAGTCTAGTGTTAGCTTGTCTCCAAGCTTGTTTAGTTAACGATGTAGTTTCTAAGTTTTCATTTAAAGCGTCTTGTATTGGTATACCATCTTGATCTTGTGCTATACTTTCATATGGGTTAGTTGTCAAACCATTATTAGGATATATAGTATGTAACACTCCTAATTCGTCCTTCCATGATACCCTAACAATGTTGACATAATCTTGTGGTATAATAAGCGATAAACTTGGTGGTATTTGCAGTTCTTGTGACTTAACACTTTTCAATGTGTCATAACTAAACTCTTGTAAACCTCGCTTAGCGTGGAATATAACATCAGTTCTTTTTACATTAGATATTAATTTACCCGCACCAACATAAGCTATCATGTAGTTTGTAATAACATCTGATAATCTTGTGTAAGCATATCCACCATAGTTTTGCCATACAGTATTTTCCGTAAGCTGTACTCTTAAATAATTACCAGCTGCTAAACCACCTGTAACTGTAATGGTATTATCTACAACAGTATACGTATTGTATAAAGGCGTATAAGTAAAACCACCATCAACACTAACTTCTAAATAAAAATTATTTGCAGGCCAATTAACATTAGTAGGATCAGCTGTTGCAAAAACTAGATCAGTGTTAAATGTAGTAGTAAACGATTCAGGTAAACCTCCGGATGCTATAAAGCTTTGAGCACCGATGTAATACTGTCTATTGTTTTCAGAGATTAGCGTCATTTATTATAATTTTTCGTTTTGCTCATTCATTGCAGCTTCTTGAGCAGCTGCTTGTACTATTTGTGGGTCTCTAATAATAATACCCGCGTACATTAATATTTTTATAACTACTTCACTTTGTTCAGATGGGTGAAGTTCAAATTGAGTAGAACCAGTTGGGTTTAATGTGGGTTCATAAATTGTGCTGTCGTATAAGTATTGTCCTTGTGGTCCAACAGTATAACCCCATCTTACATCAAGAGGTTTACGAACATAGTTAGCCGTAACCCTACTAGTTATAGCTGTGGGTCTAACAAATAAAAATTCGTTTTCATATAAGTAATTTGGAAATTGTAATGAAGCTCTAGTTAATCCAGATTTTTCTACATAGTAAAAATCGTTCCTATCTAATCTTTGCATTTCTACTTCATCATTGTATACGACACTTCCAAGCCTGTAAAGCTCGACTGTGTTACCGTAAAAGTCTACGGTAGGAAGGATAAAATAACCTCCTGGTGCTTGATAGGTACACTCACCAAAGGTTTTAAATATAGCTATTTTCTCATCTATATTCATCTGCCTGTCAGCATAATCAGTATCAGTTTGCGGAACACGCATTTGTTGATTTAAATCATCAAAATATTTTTCAAATATATCTAACTGTACTTGAGTAGCTGTTTTATTAAATTCATCAGGCGTCATATAACCACGCTGCTCTTTATTTAAAATTGATAATACAGTTCTATATACAGCATTTACGTTTATAGCCATAGTATATTTTTATTATAATAAAGGCGGGCGTTAACCCGCCTGTTTATTATTAGTATAGTTTCTTTTCTATAGATTTCATCACCATGATTCCCTCATCTGTTTGTAAGAAACCTGCAAAAGCAGTATATGGGTTTTCACCATAAGGAACTTTCATAATAACTTCTTTTGTTTCTGCCCATAAAAAATCTTTGTTTTTATTAGACAAAGTTATTATACCTTGTTCAACCGATTTAATAGCTATGTTTCTTAACTGAACATTTTCATCGCTAGCTAATTGAATAAATAGTTTAGGATTTTTTCTAGCAAATACTAGTATATCTCTTTTTAACTCTTTAGTACTTAATTGAGATACTTTAGTTCCTTTTTCTACTCTTAATATAGCTTCAGCTAAGTCAATATCTAGTGATCTAGCTATGTTCATTGCATCTATTTCAAATTCTATTTCTTCTACTTCATTAATAGCTACTTGAACTGGTTTTCTTTCTGCGTATTTCTTGTTTAAACTAGGGTGATATAATGATAACAATTTTTGTAAAGCTTGATACTGTTTTGGAACATTTAAAACACCATCTTTAAATTGAATGTGTTTTAATGTTACCTCTCCTTTTTGCTCATCAACAAATGGTGAGTTTTGATTAGTAGCATATCTTAAAGCTCTTTGCTCATTTTTTTCCTCGTCAAACCACAGTAATGGGTATCTTTGTGTATGTCTTGAAGATAGTGTATAAGTAAGTGGTTCTTTACCACCTAATAAGTAATACTGTCTATCTTTTATTTCCCAAGAGTTGTCAACAACAACCTCTTTTTCTTTTTTCTTTTTTGTCATGATATAATATAATTAAATAAGTTAAAGGTATATGGGCGCCGAAGCGCCCTTACCTTATAAAAGTATTAAGCTGTCATTAATACAAAGTTGTTAGCACCTTGTACACATAAACATCTTTCAGATAAGAAGTGAACTTCCATCGCATCAAGATCAGAAGTGAAAGCACCACCGACAGAACCAGTGATCCATGATTTCATTCTTCTGTCATCAGTTTGAGAAGCTCTATATCTTACGTGTAAGAAAGGTCTTCTAATGTTTGTACCAAGAATTTGGTCATAAACAGTTGAAGTACCAGCAGGAATTAATACTCCTTCGATGTCATCTCCAGTAGTAAAGTTACTAGAACCACCTCTTGTAGAAGCATCGTTTAAGTATTTCCAGCTTGTCTTATAAAAATCGTAAGATCCTCTTCTAAATCCTGAGAATTGTAAATTAAGAGCCATTTCTTCAGAATTTTCAAATACACCGTAAGATGTACCACCGATACCATAAGAGTTTTGTGAAGCAAGCATGTTATCAATATCAAGCTCAGTAGCTCTGTCTAAGAATAACATATTTTCTTCAATAGCTCCTTGGCTATCTAAGTTCTCAAGAATTGTATCGAAGTCAGCTAATGCACCAGCGAAAGCAGAGAATACATTACCTCTAGCTTGGATAGCAGCAAATAAACCTTCAGTACCTAGTAAAGCAGCATTGGCAGCATTAAAGTCTGTAATACCAGCTTGTGCTTGAGTATGGAATAAGTTTGCAGATGCTCCGTTTACAGCAGCATTTTCACCTTCAACCATAACCATTTCTAAGTAATCTTCGAATCTTAATCTAGTTTCTGATTCAGCTTTTAGATACCATAAGTATCCAGTTGCACCATCTTCTGTAGTTACTTCAACCCAACCAATTTGTGCAGTATCAGATCCAGATACAACGTATCTATCTCTAATAATAACTGGTTTGTTAGAGAACTGAGTGAAAGAAGGCTCAACGTTTTCTAATACTCCTGAACTTCCTTTTGGATATTCAGAACCGTATACGAATACTTTATATCCTACAGCATCAGCAGGAATTTGACCACCACCAGCAGAAGTTTCCTGATATGGGAAAACTTGGATTTCATTGGCGTTAAGCGCAGATCCAGCAACAATACCAGAATCAGCAACATAAGCTTTGATTGAATCTCCACCAGACTTAGGCATAATTACTACAGTCATACCTGGAGTAATAACGTTTGTAAGTCCAGCTGTTGGAATGACAAATAAATCTAATACGTTTCCTGGCGCACCTAATGGCTGCACAGTATCGTAAGATATATGTAATCTATTTTGTTCAGACCAAACTACTTGGTCAGAAGTCATCGGCATTTCAGCGCCGACCATTCTAATAAAGCCACCTAGAGTTCTATTTCCATATCTCTCTACTTCAGCTTCATAGATTTCAGGTAGGTACTGCTGAGCAAAGTCATTAGTACCATCTGTAAAACTAAGGTAGTTATCCGACGTGATCTGTTGGACCTGTGAAGGATTTAAACTACCAAATAAAGGATTTAAGGGCATAATTAATTGTTTTTAAATTATCGTTTTTTAATTTTCAATTTACTAGTATCAGAACCACTAATTGCACGAACCTTTAAACCACCAACAAATACATCACCACTTGGAGACGTACGCGCCTCTGTAGATACATTTTTTGATTTATTAACAACATCTTTAACAGCGTCGGCTTTACCTTGCTCATAAAAATGATGTGCTATTTTGTCCGCGTTTCTAGCAGCAAAGATTGCTTTATGATAACCTTGAGTATCTTTTACATTGCCCTTATCGTCCAAGAACCTCTGAACAAAGTCTTGTAAATTACTCTGAGCCTTTGCAACTTCACTAGGATTTTTAACACCATATCTAAATTTCTTTTCACCAACTGCGAAATCAAAACCTTTGAATTCTTCATTGAATAAACCAGATGTTTTTTGTTTAAAATCTTCATGTTGTTGTAAAGCAACTTCCTGATTTTTTTTGTAGCGATTAAAAAAGTCAATAGCTTTTTGTTGTTCTTCAGTAACACCAGGTCTTAATCTAACCTGATCATAATACTTATTTTTAAGATCATCTAAAAAGTTTTTGGCTTTAGCAACCTCTTCTTTGTAAGCGAGTTTTTTTCGTTTGATGTCTCGCTCTTCATCAACGTCTTCATCATAGTCGAAATTTTCTTCCATGATAAATTTTATTTCCTCATCATTAAGATGTGGTTTACTTTGTTTGTAATATTCTTTTAATAACACATTAGAATCTACGTTGGAATAATCAGCATTAAGTCTAACGAAGTCTTCAATTGTTCCATTTGTTTCTTCCATAAACTTTACAAGCTTTTCAATATTTTCTGGTAATACTGGTTGCTCTTTTTCAACAGTTGTTTTTGTTTCAACTATAGGCTCATCAGTAACTTCTTGTAAAGGTGTAACTTCTTCTACTTCTTTCGTTTCGGTGTCCCGTACTTCTTCAACCACTTTTTCGCTGTCGCTACTGTCTTTGGGTTGTTCGATAGCAGCATCGCTATCATTTGTGCTTTGCTCTTGAACGGCATCTTCCTTTGGTTTTTCTTGTGTTAAATCTACTTTAGCTTCAACAGTTGGTTCAACTGTTTCTTCTGCTTTTTTACTTAAATCTACTTTTACAGGTTCTTTATTTTCAGTCTGTTGTTTAATAGATTTTTTCTTGATCTTTAGAGATCCAGAATCTTTAGTATTTGCCATAATAAAATAATATAAAATTAATAAAAAAATCTACACAAATTGATCTAAATCATAACCACCTGGTAACTGTTCATTAGTTTCAAAGTCAATAGGTTGTGAATCATTATTTCTTTGTGAAATCATTTCACTTTGTTGTGTAGCTTGAATTTTTGTTCTTTGATCTTTACGATCTTCTATTTCTTTTTCTTTTTCTTGTCTTGCTAACATATCCATTTCAGCTAACTTCATGTCAAACTGATACTTCATTTGCATTAACTCTTTTTTAATTTGAGCTTCTTTTTCTAGCTTTTGTATTTCAAATTGAGACTTACCTTGTTCAATTTGTAATTGTGTTTGAGCTATAGCTTCTTGTTTTTGAACTTCAGACATAGCCGCAGACTCAGCTGCTTTAGCATTAGCTTGAGCTTGCATTTGTATATTAGCTTGTTGCTGTTGTTGCTCTTGAGCTTGTTTTTGTTTACGTCTTAGTTTTAATAATTGATTAGCTAGTTTAATATTTTTTATTTCTCTAATATCAATCGCGTCTTCTAAATTAATACCACCACTCTGTAAAGCTATTTGTATACTTTTTTCTAACATAGCTTTTTCTTCTTCATCTGGCTCTAGTTCTAAATAAATACCAAAGTCATGAAGGTTTAAATGTTGTATTTCATCTAACGTACCCACATTAAAAGTACTAATAGATGATTTTAAAGACTGAGCTAACAACTCATGGTCTAAACAATCAGCTATTCTAAGCGATATATTTTCTGCAGTTCTAACAGCTAAATATAAACCAGCTTGTAATATATGTCTAGTTGCTACATTAGAATTATAAGCAGCTAGTTTCTGTAGCCCTACTAACGCGTCTGGGTCTGGAGTACTAGCGTCTCTAGCCTCATTTAACCCGGTCACGTCTCTTATCATTTGTAAATAGTATTGATAAGTCTGTATAAGACTTTGTAGTTTAGCCCCAGCATTTGATGTTCTTAGTTCTTGTATTGGAACTTTACCTCTGTTAGGATCACCTTCTTGAGTTAAACTTCTACCAACTATACTACCAGTTTGAAAATACATGTTTAATGCTTCTTGTGGATTATAGTTTGTACCGTTACCTAAATCAACCTCAGCTAAACCATCTACATCTACGTATACACCATCTGGTACCATACGAGATATTACTTGTTGTAGTTTTAAATGTGTTAACTGTATCATATCAGCAAACCCAGTTATTCTACTTACAATAGACTCTATTCTACCATGATACATACGTGGCGCACAAATAGAATAATTCATATGTACTTTTGTACTATCAGCAAAAGGTCTAGACATATTTTCAGACAACTTCCACTGAATCATATCATTTATACCTAATACTTTAGCACCAGTAAATAAAACCTCTATAGATCTTGAAACTCTATCAAAGTTATCGTTCTCTTCAGGGTTAAATGTATCTGGTTTTTCAAGAGCTTTTTCTAAGCCTTGATCTGTCTTTTTAATTTTAAACACCTGATCCATATATGTTTTGTACTCAAAAAACATAACAGCAACTACATCTGGTGCTTCATTCCAGTTTCTTAAATAATTTTGTTCACCTGGAAACTTTTCTATTTCTTTTAACTGAGCGTCTGTTAAATAAGGGAATTGTTTTTTAAGCTCAGCTATACTTATCATTTTAACTTCACCAACATAATATAAATCTTCAAAGTTAGGATCTTTTGTATAAGAATAAACTAACTCAGCTGGATCTACATATTCTACAGTTACACCGTTTGAAGTATTAAAATTAGTTTTAACAGCGCCAATACCTAGCACTACTAAATCTTGAAATATTCTTTTTTTAGTTTGCTCAAATTTATTTTTAGCTAATACATTAGATATTACTTCTTCTTCAGCTATCTCTATGCTTTGCTTATAATTAAGCTGCATGTGTAAAGATAATTCTTCTTTGTTTTCAGGTAAATTTTCTTTATGTTGAGTAGAATATAAATCTATACCTAATACATCTTTTGCTTTTCTTAAATAATCTCTAGCAGATATATCACGCATTAAAGCAGTTGCATAATCAGTTCTTTTCTTTTGTGAATCAGGATCTTGTGAGTAAGCTTTTATATCATAATCTCTATCGGCTAATCCATTTACTACTATATCAACAAACTTAGATATAATAGGAACAGGTTTCCAGTCTAAATTTAAATAAGATAAATCACCGTTTATAGCTAGTTCATCTTTATATTTTTGTATTGATTGCTCGCCTCTAGCGTAAAGTCTTCTATTGTGATATTCAGAATAATTAGTTTTATATAGACCATATCTAACGCTACCGCTACCATATCTATTATTACTAAACCATTCGTTTTCAATAGCTCTAGCTACTTTCAAGCCGTATTCATATGTGTTCTTTTCCTCAAAAGGTACCACCTGACTAGGAAAGCCACTTAGATAATTAGTGTCAACACCATTCATTTATTCTATAATTTTTGAAGTATAACCAGAGTTACTGTATTTTTTAAAACCCAAAGGTACTACCTGTCTTTTAAAATCAGCAACTGGTTTGTATTTATTTTTATTACAAGCCATTATAGCTAACCCCGAACTAATTGCTGCATCAAACTTAGTTCTATTGTTTATATTAAATTTAGCCCAGTCTTCAAGAGTACGTTGAAAATATATATCACCATAACCATCGTTACCGTATCCTACATAATTTTCTATATACATCTCAATAGCAGCGGCGTGAGCTTGCTTTATATCTTCACTTGAGTTTGGTATACCACCTACTTCTTTTTCAGTAGCTGATAATTTATTCCAAACTTTATCAGGTCTATTCATAGAGTAACCTCTATATCCTCTTCTTTTTAAATAATAAAGTAATCTTGGTTTATTATTTTCTGCTAATAACGGCATACCGTAAAATACTAAAGCCATTAAAACATCTTCAAAAAATATATCAGCTGTTTGTGGTCTAGCTATATATTCTAAAAAGAAATGATTAGGAGGCGCGTCTTCCATGCTAAACTTTGTTAAACCATGTAATGCACCTTTAGAACCTTTTTTGTCTACTGTACCTGATATATCGTAACTGTCACAACCAAAAGCACCCATGTGCTCGTTACCAGGATATTTTGTATTATTTTTTAAAATAATATTGTTTTGCAAATTTGTATTTGGAACCCAACTAATATTAAATCTACCGTTTTTACTTGGCATAAATATTACTTTAGTATCTTTTATTCCATTTTCCCATTGAAAATTACCTTGTGTAACTAAAGGACTCATTGCTAAAACTTCTTCATTATAATCTATTTGCTCATAAAGCTTTGTTAAATTAAATAATGAAGCTTTTGTTTCATCTCTAAATGCATGTTTTTCTGTACGAGGAAACTGTCTATAAAACTCGTTTAAAGCATCTTGATCTTGTTTTAAACCATCAACTTCATTTTGCCAATAATCAATAACTCCTAGTGTAATTTCATACCCGTCTGGGCCAACTGTTTTTGTTCTAGGTGTATCGAATACAGGTATGCCATAAGTATCGATGTATCCTTCGTAGTTCCATTCCATAGGTATGAACAAAGAATAGAGTCCCGAACGAGTCTGTCCGTTGGCGTTTCGTTTAGTAACATCGGAATCATAGTATAATTTTTTAAAGTTATCACCTCCTTTATCTAATGAGTTACTTGTTGAACCCATCATACATTTTCCAACTATCCTACTACCTAATCGTAACGTGGTCTTGGTGACCCTCCAGTTGTTGAGGATGTTGTTGGGACGCTCCCATTTCCCCGACTCATCATGGACGAGGAGTTTGAGTTTCTCACCGTCGTAGGAATTGTCACCGGTGTTCTTCCAATCGATGGTTGTATCCAATCCCTTGAGGGTGTCCTGTAAGGCTTCATCGGTGGTGGTGGCGGTAAGTTTACGTCTGGTAAATTTACTGGCTGGGACACGGTAGGCAAGTTCGGTCTTTGGACGGTCCATTCCGTCCTGGGTCGGTTTGAAAAAGAAGGGGTAATTAACTGATATGGGTACCACCTTATCTGTGAACATGGACTTCGCATCAGGTCCAGACTTGGATAATATACCATACCTTGAGTCACTTGATATGGTTGCCAAGTTAACCACCTCTCCTGAGGCCATGAAAGAAAACCCGGACCGCCTATTCTTAAGGTAACACATCCCAAAGGATCGTGGATCTGCCTTACAAGCTTCCCAGAAAATAAAGAATAATCTATTTGATTCTCTAAAGTCTGGTGCCCCGACGTCAATTTTAGACCACTGCAAGTACATGTAATGAGTACCACTAATGTAAGTAGGAATGTCTTTGTTATAAAACCAAAAACCTTCTTCCCTACGAGTAAATTCATTATCGATGTAATCATACCATTGTTCTTTAAAATCTTCTGGGTATTGTTTAAAATCAAAAACAGTTTTTATTTTATTTAACTCTTTTGGATATTCAAACTTACTCCATTTATTGTTTTTAAATCTATAAACATCTTTTTCTTTTGGTAAAGCTATTTTAAGATTTTGTATTTCATATATATCTCCAATAGTTCCATCTTTACTTATTACAACTACATCATATTCTTTGTTGTAACCATACTCCCATTTTTTAGATTTGTTTAATCTTTTTACTACTTTAGGATTTATATGTTCCTCTAATATTTTATATAAGCTTTGCTGATACATTACTTAGATCTCCCTTCTGCAAAACCTTTAAAAGTTTTTTGTTTAACTTCTTTTGGTTTAGCTTCTAACATATCTTTTTCTTCTTGTATACGATTAAGTATTTCAAACGCATCAAATATTGCTAGCTTTTTAGTAGCGGCAGCGTTTTTTAAACGATCAGCTGATATGTCGTCGTCTGAATCTACAATAGGTTCTTTAGCAACCTTTATCAATTCGTCCACCGCCTTTTGCCCAGCGTGGATTATATTCAACTTCGTTTCCTTTGTGTTCATACTTAGCAAAGATATTTTTAGATTTCATACAATATAAAAGTTCTTCATCAATTAAAAACCTCCACTCTCTACCCGGTGGATAACCTACTACATCTCCTGTTTTTAAACCTTTTTGTTTTAACTGATTGTTATTATATTTTATAATACCAACTAAATCTTTATCTTTTATTGGTTTTATAAAACAATAGTCACCAAATGTTTTCCATTTATTACTTTGATTAAATAAATATATTTGGTCAGGAGAAGCAAAATACATGTCTTCATTAAAATAAGATGCAGAGTTTCTTTCTTCTCCATTTTGATCATACCATCTTCTAAATATATTATGATGTACAACTACAATGTCACCAACATTTATTTCTGTTCGATATGCTGTGGGTATTGCTATAACTTTAGCAAACCTACTTATAAACTCAAACTCTTCTATTGAAGTGTTTATAATTAATTTTTTATTACCAACTCTTAATTCATTTTCATATCTTTTATTAAGAGGTGTAATAATAAAGTTTTGAATACTTCTCATTAATATTCTAAATCATACTCAACAGATATAGCCATGTTAGAATTAAATTTCTTCCATGGCAATACCTCGTTGTTTTTCTTTATATAAATATTATAAGAACTATCAGATTGATCAAGCATTATACAATGTATTTCATGTCCTCCATAAACCTGCTGACCTATAGAATAATGCATAGCATCATTTTTATAATCAGCACCAATACTGATTTTTCTTATATTAGAATCCATTAGTCAACTTTTTTTAAGTTTTCTTGAGGAATTTCTTCATAAGATCCATCTTGTACATTAATATTAACAGCGCCATACTGTTCTTCTAGTTCTTTTTTAAGCTCATCCATTTTAGATTTAAGAACTGGAACTTGCGCTAACATATCTTGCTTTTGAGCTTCCATAGCTCCAATTTGATTTATTAATGTAGCCATTTGGCTCTGATTGTCTTGAATTTGTTTTAACTGATCTTCAGTTATTTTTTTTACTTCTTTACTCATAATTTAATTTTGATTTAATTTTAATAACTTTACTTAGTTATAGTCACTTATTTTATTAATGTTTTACTTTTTAAATATGCTAGTTGCTTTTTCTGTCGTGCGCCCGCCGAAATAGGCTAAGACAACCGCCATCATAACATTTTCAAAAGTTGAGTTCCAATTATCATGTATTGTAAAAGGTATACTTTCTACACTGTCTAGTATTCCAGCAAATGAAAATATAACGATACACCATATTAAAACTAGAGGTCGCACGTTTTTAGACATCCAAGAATCAGACATTGAATCTGCTTTCCATCTTGAAGTGATAGCCTCTATTTCTTTATTCTGTTGATCAAATATTAATTGTTGAAGTTTTATTTTATCTTCAACTGGTGCAGGAGATTTAGTAATTTCAGCTATAGCTTCTTGCGGAGATGTTACTCCTTTTAATACATTAGCTAAAGTTGGATTTACAACTGACGCTGCTCCAAATAATAATTTTCCAACCGTTGTGTCTTTAAAGTTTTTTTTGTTTTGCATAAGCTTCTTTTTCCCAAGGTAGATTTTTATCACCCTCGTTTATTTTAGATCTTAAATATTTTTTACCTTTCCAATAAACATACTTGTCATCATAGTATAAATCACCTCTCATTATTTGATCAGTGTGTACTTTTTCATGACTTATAGTTTGTTCCTCAACATCCTTGGGTAGGTTTTTATTTATAACAATACACCCGGTATTTAATGTAACACCATGGACTGCTGGGTCTTTAAACTCTACTCTATACACAGGAGTATTATCTATTGTGTATGGAGCTTTCATTTTAAAGGCCATTATCTTTTATAGCTACAACCTTTTTTCTTAGCGCCTTTTCTTTCAATCATAGCAAAATCGTTAGCATCTACATCGCCGTCGCCATCTCCCATTGCATCGATTTTTTGGCCGCCTTCATTTAATTTTTTAGCTGCAGCTCTATTATCAACTGGCATAATAGCTTCTAAGTTTCTAACAGATCCATAAACATCACTAAGCGGATGTATTTTGCCTGGAAGCATTTTAACAGCAGCTTTATCATAAGTCATTAATGTTTGATCTTTTTCACTAGGCTGCATTGCTTTTTTAGTAGCAGCTTTGTCATAAGCTTTAAGTGATTTATCTGCTCCATGCAATTGTTGTTCTGCATCGTAAATTAATTCCCTGTCGCGGATCATTGTGTATCTTGGATGGTTACCAGTGTATATGTATTCGTGTCCCATTTTTTTTAGTTTTAAATTATTATCTTGGTTTAAAAACCAATGTAAGTTCTGATTCTTCTGAACTAGTACCAATAGCACCAGTTTCTACACCAGAAATGTTTATTATATCTCCAGCGCTTAAGTTATATGATAATCCAGATGAAAATTTACCTGGAGTTGTTCCGTTGTCAGCGTTAGTTAAACTTATACCTATACTTCCTACCTGTGTATAGTTTAATGTAGAAGTTGTACTTCCTGTAAGAGGATTGTTCATTGTATATAAATATACTTCCCACACGTCGCCTGCTCCTGCTATTACCGCAGGTGTTGAGCTTATCCATTTAAAACCAGCTGCTACCAACGTACAGTCTATAGGTATAGTTAATACTGAAGAGTGACTAGAAGCTGCTGAAGCTGCTGCTCCAAACTCTAACGTGTCACCAAATATACCTGGATCTCCTCCAAACATATTTCTAAATGTACCTGTTACCATAAACGGACTAACCATAAGATCTTGTGGAGTAATTCTTTTATTATCTGCTCCGTCATATCCTACTATGTGTGAAACATTTGCTGGATCTGTTTCTAGCGTAAATTGTGAAAATTTAATATCTGCCATTTTATTTTTTATTTATTTATTCTCTAATCATTAAATCCACTCCGTTTTCTAGAAGCATTCTAAATGTTCCTGGTCCAACATTATTTTCTTGAATTATATAATTGGTTGGAGGAGGTGGGGATACTTTTGCTCTATTAGGTACAGCAAGTATTGCATTAGCGCTTCCTAGTATTGTTGGTGCCATTATAATAAAGCTATTATATCAGACGCTGTTGTATTAGAAGCATTTACTCTTCCTACGTTAATAGGAATAAATGAAGCATCTCCTACGTTTTTTAATAATACTGGAGCAGTAGCAGATGTTTGAATACTTACATCACCACCAGTTCCTACGTATAATAAAAAAGAATTAGGTTTAGAATTACCTTGATATATAGCGTAAGCTTTTGGAGTAGCAGCGAATATATTAGCGCTTAGTTTTAAAACTGTAGCACTTATTCTACTTGTTACTTCAGCCACGGTTCCGTCAGTTAAATTATAAACAGCATCACCTTGTGATACACCTGCTGCTATAAAATCAGCACCTCCGTCTTCTAATTCATTTACTGAAACAGCTGTATTATTTCCACTAGCTATATCATAAGGCTGTGGAATATTTATAGTGTCGCTAGGTATTACATCAATAGCATAGCTAGCTTGATTTTGTGGAAAGTTTGATATTGCCATTTTATTTTGCTTTTTCTGTTATTGGACCTGGGCTATATTTACATGGCGCACATTTTAAATGCATGCCATTTCTACTATTACCTTTAGCCATTGGCATACCGGTTGGATCTAGAGGTCCTTCCCATATCCATTGTTGTCCTACTTGTGTTTTATTTGTTGCCATAAGTTATTTTTAAATTTATAATAAATATGTATCTTCGTATAAACTGTTCATATTGTTCATACCTATATCTGAATTATATTGATCCGCAGCCATATCTGCTTGAGTTCTAAATTCAAATTTATCTGTATAAACGGGTTTTCTTCTTGTTTGATCTGCCGCTTCTGTAATCATACCAGTATCAGCGCCACCTAATATCATTGAATTAGCCGCAAAAGGATTAATCATTGCTGTTTGCTTTTCAAATCTTCCGGCTGATCTTAAATTACTACCAGCATATGTTGATCTGTCTTCCTGTCTAACTGAAGCAGCTCTTTCTCTTGCTCGTAGTTCATTTTCTTTAATAGCGTTACTTATTGGTCTAGCATTAACAGGCACTAATGGTTGTCTAGGTGGTGCTACAAAACTTTGAGTTGGTGGAACTAAAGCTGGAGGCATGTTCATAGTTACCGCCGCATTTGTTGCTTGTGTGTACCAATCTTGATAAGGCATTATCTAAAATTTTTTAACATTTTACCAATAGGTTGACCGCCTGTTATTGAATTAGCATCAGCTATAAAAGGTCTACCTTTTTTCTTTGGCCCAAGATCTTCTCGCGGCGAAGTAAATGTAGTGGTACCAATTGAATAATCTTGATTTAAAAAATCATAAGAATTAAAACCAGGAAGCAAACCACGATTATTATAGTCTATACCATAATTACCAATGTTGTACCCAAAAGTTCTATTATTTAAACTTGAAGAAAAATTACCACCTCTATTAAAATTAAAATAAGTGTTTACTCCTGGTAAAATATTATTTTTATTATTAGTTTTGTTTTCAATTAACTTGTCTTGTTCTTCTTTCTTTTTCTTTGCTTCAAGAATTTTTTCATCTCTATTTTTTAAACCTTCTTCAAGTATATTTTTTCTATTTACATCATTACCTCTTATTTGATCACCGAGAGTATCTCTATCTAAAAAGTTTTCTAATCTTTTATTTACTCTACGAGCTACATCACCTACAGACCCACCAGCTGTTAATTGGTTTTTAAATTCTGTAGACATGTTGCTAAAATCAGCATCTTTTCCAAACTTTCTAATATTCTTTTTAATAGCTCTAGCTTCACGTCTAAAATTTTTCTTTTTTATTTTAGCGTCTAATTTAATATACTCAGGGCTACCAGGTTTTAATTCACCTAATTTTTGTTCTAATCTACTTAGTCCAGTAGATCTACGCTCTCTTGCTTCAGCATTAGCTATAGCATCATCCGAACTAAATTGAATGGTATTTGCTTGATAACTTACTGGAGCGGTAACATTAGATTTGTCTATTATTTCGTCTGCCATCTTGATTTGTCTTTGTTAACATTATCTATTGAGGTTTGTAAAACCTTATTCATATACGTATCACCTTTCATTATAACGTTTCTTTTAACGCTTGTAGGTATATCTTCCTCACCAGTCATTATTCTATATATTCTACTTATTAGTTGTTTACCTTTAAATGAAATTTTGTATATATTATATTTTTGTGTTGTTCTGTTTCTATTACGCCAAACAATTATCCAACCGTTTTGTATTAATTTATTCCAACGTCTATTGTTCCAACTATATGAATATGTACCTATTTCAAAATCATTTTTTGTAAATAAACCTATACAGTCTAAATATATTATCAACTCTAGTTCAGCATCAGTTAAGCCGTTGTTTTTACAAGCCCATTTGCGTATTATACGGTAATGTTTCAACAAGTGTAGATCTTTAATATCACTTGCATTTAGCTTTTTCATAAAACAACGACCACGTCTCTTAACTTGATAACGTGATATGTATCTTTATTTATTTCTATTTTGTGGCCTGCTCTACTATCAAAATAAATTTCATCGCCTTCATTTATACCTTTAACATCTTCACCTTGAGTTAATACTTTAGCTTTTTCAAATCTAATGTCTTCTCTTTGGCTGTGAGTTAAAAGCAAACCACCTTTTGTTTTTTCAACACCTTGTTGCGTAGGTGTTATAATTAAATTATCTCCTATCGCCTTCATGTACTCTAATATTATTTATTACACAATCAGTCGATAAAATAGTTGTAGCTACAGAAGCCGCATTTTTTAGGGCGCTTTTTGTAACTAATAGTGGATCAATAATACCACCATCAATCATGTTTACCATATTTCCTGTAACCACGTCTATACCATCTCCCGTTTTACAACTACGTATCAAACTTGGATTTAAACCAGCGTTTGATAATATAATATTAAAAGGAGATTTAATAGCATCAAACAAAACTTGTTCTGCTTTATTAGCAGCTTTAATTTTTGTTGAAGCGTTAAGTAGAGCTATACCTCCGCCTGGAACTATACCTTCTTTTATCGCGGCTTTTGTAGCACAAACAGCATCTTCTACTCTATCTTTTTTTTCTTTTAATTCTACATCAGAATTAGCACCAACTTTTACATTGGCTATTTTAGCGGATAGTAATGCTAATCTTTTTTCAAGTCTTGTTATAGGACCAGGTTTTGTTTCTTTAGCTATATCTTTTTTTACCTGCTCAATAACATCTTGTACTTCTGGTGAAATACCTGCTACTTGTATAATGGTTTCATATTCTGTTGTTACTGACTTTACGCATTCACCTAAGTGTTCTGGTTGTATTAAATCTAAATCATCACCTAAATGCTCGTTAATAACTGTAGCTCCAGTCATTAAAGCAATATCATTTAATACTTGTTTTTTAGTAACACCAAAATTTGGAGCATCAACTATATTTATTTTTATATTACCTTTAATTTTATTCATAGCTAAAGCAGCTAAAACTTTAGTATCCGCATCGGCTATAATTAAAAGAGGTCTGTTAGTTTTTATAACGTGTTCTAATACAGCTTGAATTTTACGTATATTTTCTATTTCTGATTCTACGATTAATACTAAAGGTTTTATAAGTTCTGCTTTTTTACCCGCTTTATCGGTTACAAAACTCATGTTCTTTAAACCTTTTTCATATTGTATACCATCTACTATTTCTATATACGTTTTATCTGTATCAGATTCTTCCATAGCTACAACACCGGTTTTTCCTACTGCTAAAAACGCTTGGGCAATTTTTTTACCTAATTCACTATCGTTATTAGCTGATATTGTTGCTACTTGTTCTACCATATTATCTACAACAGGTATACTTATTTCATCTAAGTATTTTATTGTTTTGTTTACAGCTGAGTCAATACCTTCCTTTAACCATCTTACACTGGCATTGTCTTGTTGTTTGGCTAGCTGTAAAATTGAATGAGCTAGTATTGTTGCAGTTGTAGTACCATCACCCGCTTCTTTTACTGTTTTACGAGCTGCCTCTTTAATTAAAGCTGCGCCCATGTTTTCAACAGGATCAAGTAATGTAATACTTTCTGCTACTGTAATACCATCTTTTGTTATGGTTGGTTTACCTAAATTATCTTCTAAGATAACACACTTACCGTTAGCCCCAAGAGTGGAGCTAACAGCTTTTGTGAGTTTATCTATTCCATCTAATATCTTACCTTGAGCCTCTTGACCAAAGTTAAGATTTTTTACAAGTTTATCTGTCATATTATTTAATTAAATTTTATTGTGGTTTAGATATTAATCAAAGGTTTTAACTACCTTAGGTCCTTTTAAGAAATCTACTTTTTTAGTGTAATGCTCTACTGATCCATCAATAGCAGCTTCTGCTCCGTCTATAGTTTCTCTTCTTGTGACATCATGCCATTTTTCACAGCAATGATCTTCATTTGGATTACAAGGACAATCAATGTCTTTATACTCCGTTTGATAAAAACCGTTAGGTAATTGAGTTATCCTCCAGTTTTTCTTTTCTGAAAGATGTTTCCAAAGTTTGATTTGGTCTTCGGATACTTGTGGTTGACTATTCCACGTTCTAGTCGAATAATAAAACGTCATTGGTTTTGGTTTTAATTAATAATTGGTTTTGCTCTCACCGAGCAGGTATATTTATATAATCACTTGTAAAAGTGTTATTTTACTATGCATTTTCTAATGCTGTAACTTTAGCAGATAATTCTTGTACGGCTTTTACTAATACAGGAACTAATCTACCATAGCTAGCTTCTAATTTATCAGGATTAGCATCATATACTAATCTTAAGAAATCATCATCAACAGCTTGAAGTTCTTGAGCAATAAACCCAATATCTTTCATACCATCAGTTGCTGGTTTAATTTTTGTTCTCTCTCTGTTTTCAGTTACTACCATTTTACCGTCTTCACCTTCAACTTCTTCGTGTGAAAGTTTTACAGTCTCTATTTCTCTAGGATCCCAAACGAATTTTCTAGGTTTTAAAGAGTTAACTAGATCAAGACCATAATCAATATCTTCTATATCTTTTTTATCTCTTTGATCTGATAACGCAGATATTGAATTTTGTTGACATCTTAATACTGTTACACTTGCGTTACCTAATACTATTTCATTACTAACAGTTGTTCCAGATATTTGAGCGCCATTACCAATACAAGTATTGTTACTACCACCAGACGCTGTATTGTTAGCAGGACCACTTTGGTAACCCATAAATGTATTATATTCTCCATTTGTATGCTCAAGCCCAGCTGCTTCACCAATCATCACATTGTATTCTGACAAACCATTTATATCTTGACCACTACTAGTTCCAATACAAACATTGTGTCCACCGTAAACTTTGTTACCAGAAGCTCTATATCCAATATGTACATTGTATTTAGAGTCAGCTCCTGAAACATACGCTTCACCACCAATTTTTCTACCTATATAAACACCGTATTGTATACTTTCATCTAGCCCATCTTCAAAAGCTCTAGCACCAATAACAACAGTAGAACTAGTATTAACTACATCTCCTTCAAACATTTCATGACCGATCCAAACATTTTCTTGATGATTATATCCTTTGATTGCCGCAGCTGTATTTCCTGTACCGATTATTACATTTTCTCTGTTGAAAGTGTTAGGATCAGTTAACCCTTGTTGGATAAATCTACTACCTATTACTATGTTTTCACTAAATCTATTGGCTACATTTCCAGCTGTAAAATCTAATGGTGCCGGTACTGGACCAGGTCCACAAATTTCTAAAGCTAAAAAGTCTTGAATATCACTAGGGTTTTCAGGAAGCCAAGCATCCATATTACCCATAGGATAACTTGTCATCCAAACACCACCTTTTGTAAAGTTGTTAACACCTGTAGGCCATTGTAAGTCTGCTCTGTAACCTTTGTGCATTTCTACTGGAAAACCACCACCACCAGAAGAATCAGGTACAAATTCACCTGATACTGTTTGTGCACCTGTCCATCTAGTATTAAAACCAAATACAGGTGTTCCTGTTTTTTCTACTGATCCAGCATCAAATGCTACTGTATCAATTACGTCTTGCATTGTATAAATCTCTCTTTGAGACTGAAACTCTGCTGATCCTCTGTCAGTTGTATCCACACTAGATGATAGTGTGTGAAATTTTTGTCCTACTGGTATTATCGCCATAATTTATTATTTATCTTGTTTGTTATCTAATTGTTCTTTTAATTCTTGAATTGCTTTTACTAGTATAGGTACTAATTTGCCATAACTCATTTCTAATTTATCAGGATTTTCGTCATATACTAATCTTAATATATCATTATCAACAGCTTGAACTTCTTGAGCTATAAATCCAAAATCTTTTTTACCTTTATTTTCACTGTAAAATTCAACTTCAGTTTTTATTTCTTTTGTTTCATCAAAGCTTTCACCTTCTTCATAGGTTATTTCTTCTTTTATTTCAGGTCTATTGTCCCATACAAATTCTCTAGGTTTTAGATTACTTATAAAATCTAAACCATATGTTAAATCTTTTATATCTTTTTTGTCACGTTCATCAGACAAAGAAGTAATAGATGTTACCGCTGCTCTTATAACTGTAATACTAGAATTACCTAAAGTTATTTCATTGGATACAGATCCTGTACTAGATGCAGCATCGTGTCCTATTATAATATTGTTAGAACCTGTTTCAAGTCCTGTGCCGACTGATCCAGCATTGTAGCCTATAAAAACATTATTAGAACCTGATGTAAGATATATACCGGTTCTACACCCCAAGCCTGTGTTTTGTGTTCCAAGCATACCGGTAACTCCTTTTAAAGCCCACGCTCCAAATGCTGTATTACCTTCGCTAATAATTCCGTCAGACATAGCTTGGTATCCCACTGCAGTGGGTGAAGATCCACCAGATGAAACGCTGCTTGTTAATTTAAGCGCATCTCTACCTACTCCAACAGCACCCCCTGATCCTTGTCCTTGTGATCCAGCGTTGTAACCTGCAAATACAGCAAAACCGCCTGCCGCTGTTACGCCTTTACCTGCATTATATCCTATAGATGTGTTAGCATTAGATGAAGTTAAAGCATTACCAGCGCCAACACCTATTGAAGTATTAAAAATTCCTGTTTCAGAAGAACCACCAGCATTAACACCTAAAGCTGTTTTACTATTAGGTGAATCTGAAGCTGAATTTGTAACACCTGTTAATCCTGCCGCTAATGTTTGAAATGAAGGATTGGCTCCTGCTCCGTTTGAAGTTAATACTTGTCCTGCAGTACCTATCGCAAGATTAGTTATAGTATTAGTATCTGTAAAAACCGGTAGTGCATATTGCACACCTGAACCATCAATTGATCCGCCGGTTGCAGATACTGTATTGATAATGTCTTGCATTGTGTAGATTTCTCTATCACCTTGAAATCCTGCTGAACCCCTGTCAACAGTGTCTACTGTTGATGAGACTGTGTGAAATTTTTGTGCTACTGGAATTATTGCCATAATTTATTTTTTTATCATTAAATATTTTACAAATATACTAATATTTTCCTTGTCTACTTTTGGGGCTTGACTTAGTGCTACCACCTTTTCCGGCCCATAATTTTTTACACGCCCAGTATCTAGCTGTTAATTTTGATTTTGCTGTTCCACACTTATGTCTAGCTCTAAAACTTTTTCTAGCTGCTGCAGAATAATTATGTCCATAACCTTTGGCTCCAAAGTGAATTAGTTTTTCTCTACCGCCCTCACAAGCTTTTACCATTTTCTTTTTACCTGGTCTTGTAGACGGCCTTACTTTATTGCAAGGCATGTTTTTTTTACTAGCCATATTATGCGTTTCTTACTTTTGCAGCTCTAGTATTAGAAACAAATTGACGACCTCTGCCTTGTCTCTTTTTTTTCTTAGCTGTTGCTGCTAATTGTTTTTTACTTAATCTTCTTGCTTTCGCTAATGGCAAACATCTGTCTGGATTCTTTTTATTTTTAGACGTACCACAAGGCCCTTTGATTTTACCATCGGTGCCGATACGAACCCATTTTTGTTTAAC